TAAGAAAGATGAGAATGGTAATTTCATTAATGTATTTATTAAGAAATCTGAACTTGATGGTAAGATTGGTGATTTTGAATTAGAAGCTAGTGAACAATTACCTATCACTGAAGAGCAACAAAGAGATATTATTATGCAATTAATGCAATTAAACAATCAGGAAATTATGGCTGCAATGACTAGTCCTGAAAATATTCCATTTATTAAGAAAGTAATTCGTATTCCACAATTTAGATTACCTGGTGAGGATGATAGGCAGAAACAATATGAGGAAATTAATCAGTTAATTAATGAGGAGCCTGTAGTATTACCTCCTGATATTCCACCAGAACTTCAACAATTAGCTCAAGCCGGTGACCAGGCTGCAATTCAAACTATGCAGCAAGTGCCACCACAGGAAGTGCCATCAGTTGAGATTGATCCTGATGTAGATAATCATCAAATAGAAGCCGATATCTGCCGTGGTTGGTTGATATCCGAGGCTGGAAGATTAGCAAAGAGAGAGAATCCACAAGGATATAAGAACGTATTACTACATATGAAAATGCATATGCAAATTATTCAACAACAAGCTATGGAACAATTAATGGCTCAACAACAGCAGCAACTAGATAATGTGGCTGCTAAACAATCAAACTCAGGTTCTCAACAGCCTAAACCTAAGAGACCTGAAACAGTAAAGAAGGAATCTGATGCCCGCACCCCTATCTCCTGAGAATGCTAAAGTAGCTACTGCCGATGATATCGAAGACCTCTTTAATCAGGGTGACGAAGGAGATAAGGAAGATAAGACTCCTGTTAAGGAAGATAAGGCCGATAAAGTTGATAAAGAAATTAAGAAAGGTAAAGAAGATAAAGAGGAGGGATTTGAAGAAGAGGAAGAAGATGAGAAAGATGATGAAGATGAAATAGAATTAAAAGATGAAGAAGATGAAGATGATTTAGAAAAATTAGATCTTAAGAAAGAAGATGATATTGAGATTGATGCACCTCCACGTAAGAAGGAAATTACTAAGGAGTTCCCAGAATTCTTTAAGAAGTTTCCATTTATGGAGAAGTTACTCTATAGGGATAAACAATACACGGAACTTTTCGGCTCATTTGATGATGCTAAAGAAGTAGCCGAAAAAGTAGAAATACTTAACAATTTTGAATCTCAGTTACTGTCTGGGAAGACAGATGAAATACTTAAGAATGTTAAAGAGACTGATGGTAAAGCATTTGATAAGATTGTAGATGATTATCTTCCAGCATTAGCTAGAGTTGATAAAGATGCATATTTTGAAGTAGTTGGTAATGTAACTAAACAACTTATTGTTGAAATGGTTAATGAAGCTAAGAAATCTGATAATGATGAATTAAGACAAGCTGCATTAATGATTAATCAATTTATATTTGGTAGTGCTGAATTTGTTGCACCTAAACCTAGAGTAATTCAGAATAAAGATGAAGAAACAAATAAAGTTGAGCAGGAAAGATTAAATTATATTAGGGAAAGATTTGATGATTCTAGAAATGATTTACAAAATAGAGTAGATAATATTTTAAAGAATACAATTAGTGAGTATATTGACCCTAAAGGACATATGACTGCGTATGAGAAGAAGAATGCAATCAAGGATGCTCTGGAAGATTTAAATTCAGTTTTAGGTAAGGATTCTTCACTTAAGAGGAATCTTGATAAGCTTTGGAAAGCATCACTTGATGAGAAGTTTAGTAAATCATCATTAGATAAGATACAGTCTGCGTATTTAGGAGTAGCTAAACGTAACTTAGCTGCATCTATTAAGAAAGCCAGGGTGGAAGCTCTAAAAGATAAGACGCCTAGAAGTAGGCAAGAGAAAGAAGAAGAGAAGGAAGATAAGGAAGAGAAAGAAGAAAGAACTCCCAGAAAGGGAAATATCATCGCTGGAAAACCATCACAGCAAAGAAGTAAGACTCCGATGGAAAAAGGTGAAAGTGTAGCAGATTATTTCGCAAGGGATTAGATTCCCATAGGAGTGTAAAACATGGGTGCAGTAGTAGAATCTCAAGTAGCCGGAGCAGAGCTTGAAAAACTCTTGCCTAAAGTTACTAAAGTCTATGAAAGTGAAGACCATTTCTATTCTAATTTGCGTAAGCGGCAAGTAGAAGTTGTATCTTATAGAGAGATGAGAATTCCATTAGAGTTACGTCCTGGTGGAAGATTTCAATATTTCAATCCTGACGGTGGAGATTTAGGTCGTGGCGGTGGTCCTACCTTGGATCGAGCCGTTCTTAGACCTGTATTCATGTCAGAGAATATTGAATATACCAAGTTAACTCAGTGGTCTACTGATGATAAGCGTAAGGCTGTTATTAATGCTGTTCGTAGAATGACTGCTGGGGCTATTGTCGAAATGCGTCGGCAAATCGATGCTCAGCTTCAACAGCCTGGAACTGGTCAAATTGGAACTATTAGTGCCGTATCAACTACGAGTGGTGTGGATACTTATACCTTAGGAACTGATGGATTTGGTGCAAGATTAGTTCGATATGATCAGGTAGTTCAAGTTTATGATTCTACTCTAGCTACATATCGTGGTAAGGGTGTTGTTACTGGTTGGGATATTGAGAATAAGCAAATTAGGGTGACTCCGGCTGTTGCTGGTGCTATTGCTACTGACGTATTAATTACTGATGGATTATCTAATCCTGCTGCACTCCCAGCACTCTATGGTGTTCCTTATCACCACAGTAATGCTTCGAGTGGCACATGGTTAGGGTTTGATAGGTCAGTTACTCCTGAGATTCGAGCAAATCGAGTCAATGGTGGTAATTCACCTCTTACTCTTCCATTAGCTCGATTAGCAATGAATAAGGTTGGTAATAGAGTAGGTATTGACCAGAACTTTGAGGCTACTGCTTGGATGCATCCAGCACAAGCAGCCGCTTATGAGGAAATTGGTCAACTTGTATCCTTTATTAGTAAGACATCTAAGAGTGATAGTTTGAATATGTATTTTGGTGATAATATGCAGTTGGCAGGAGTTCCAGTGAGGACTGACTTTAACTGGAATCCTACTCGAATTGATTTCATTGTGAATTCAGTTTGGGGTAGGGCAGAAATCCTACCAATTGGTTTCTATACTACTGATGGTAAGAAGATATTTGAAATTAGGGGAGCATCAGGTGGTGTAGCTACTGCTGATATTTTCTATATGGTAGTTGGATTTCAAACATTTGTAACTAATCCAGGTGCTACTGCCTATATTGATAATCTTGCAGTTCCATCAGGATATTAAAAAGGAGATATGAAATGAGTGACCTGAATCATCAAGACTTAGAAGTAGCACAGAGCGATAAGCAGCCTAATCCGCCAACTATTGCATCTGCGGCTACTATTGTACCAACTACTAGACTTACATTTGTAACTGGAACTGTTCAAGTAGCTAATGTTACACCACCTACTAGTGGATATTGTGAATTACTTCTTTGTTTCACTGATGTCGCTCCTGGGGCGTTTCTAACTAATGGAGCTACTAATCCATTTAAAACTGCATATCAACCTATTCAGAATCGACCTATTCTTATTTGTTGGGATCCAGCTAGTAAGAAGTGGTGGGCTGCTGCTGTAGTTTAGTTTTAGTTGGTTGAGTGCAGTTAGAAATAAAATGGGGCTGCGCATCATAAAAACGCAGAATGTCACGCTAATGTGATCGCCCAATTAGTGGGTTGATTGGAAGGAAAGAGAAAATGGCTCAATATTACACACAGCGAACTCCTCAAGGATTATTCGGTGCAATGCGACAGTTCGGTGATCGTGGTGGATTTGTTAATGGATTAAATCCTGGTATTATTGGCCGTATTTGGTATGTCAATGGATTAGGCCCAGATGGTGCTATTGGTTCAGATAGTAACACTGGTAGTCAGCCTGGTCAATCATTTAGCACTATTGGGCGTGCATTAGAAATGGTAGATAGTTATGATATTATTGTTGCTGATGGAGTATTTCGTGAGCAAGTTACTGCACCATTAGGTGTTCATGATGTAAAGATTATTAGTGCTGCGAATAGGCCACGTCAAGCTACTAGTGGTGGAACTCCAACTGGTGGTGGTGCAACTTGGTTAGCTCCAACTGCACCCGTTGCTGCTACTCCACTTTTACAATTAAGGGAACAAGGTTGGTTGATAGAAGGTTTCCTTTTCTCTCCGCCTGCTGATGATTCTGCAATTAAATTACATCGTGAAGATAATGCTACATATCCTGATGCATCACATGTAACTATTAGAGGGTGCCGCTTTGTCGATGGTCTTATTGGTATTGAAGACTATGGTGGAGCTAGTAATGTATTAATTGAAGATTGTTCATTTGAATCATTAGCTGGTGTAGGTGGTGGAGCCATAGTTGTAACGAATCAGGGAATTGCTATTCCAAATCGTTGGATAGTTAGAGGAAATAGAATTCTTCCATGCGTTAATGGTATTGTTGGCGCTTGGATTGATTCTCAGTTTACGTATAATACTATTATGAAATGCACTACAACTACTATCAAATTAAATAGTGGTAACGTTGGTTTAAGGAATATTGTTAAGTATAATGATTTTAACATTGCAGCAGTTGATTTTGACCCTGCTGGTGGTGTTGAAGGAAATGCGACTGATACTTGGGTTAATGATTTATCTGACGTAAAGGAATTTGGAGTTCCAGCTAACTAAATAGGAGAAAATGATGGTAAGTTTTGATGATCTTCTAAAAAACAAAAAGCCTGATTTTCCTCAACTAATGCCTAAATTAGTTGATGAAACAGGTAATCAAACTACTGAACGTGATAATAGAATTGGTTTAACTCAAGTAACATTTAATGGTAAATCTATCGAAGATGAACCTAAAAGGAAGACTTCTGCTGAATTAAGACAAGAGCAGAAGAATAGAATCATAGAAGAGCATGGTGGTATCTCTAATATTCCAATGAATAGTAAATATTGGAAGTTATAAATGGAACTAAACGATACTTTAGAATCGATAAATGAACGGCTGAT